AAGTGATGGACGGAGCGACGATTAAACGCGTATTGGATAATACAGGCCGTCTGCCATTGCCGCCTGATACAGCTTATCAGCAAATCTTGCACGGCATGGCGGCGGTTGACTATACGGCGGACGAATTGATTTACCGCTCACGCAATAACCGAAGCTATAAAGTCTACGGTTATTCGCCTGTTGAACAAATCATTATGACCGTGAATATTGCCTTAAAACGGCAGCTTCACGCGCTGGAATACTACACGGCTGGCAGTGTGCCTGACGCTTTAGTCGGCGTGCCTGAAACATGGGCGGCTGATGATATTAAACGCTTTCAAGAATACTGGGATTTGCTGTTATCGGGCGAAACGGCAGAGCGGCGCAAAATGCGTTTCGTGCCGGGCGAGTTGGCCAGAAACTTTAAAGAGACGAAACAGCCGCCGCTAAAGGACGTTTACGATGAATGGTTGGCGCGTGTCGTCTGCTTTGCGTTTAGTGTCGAGCCTACGCCGTTCGTGGCGCAGGTAAACCGAAGCGTGGCAGAGACGAGCCGTGAGCAGTCGCTTTCAGACGGCATGAGCAGTCTGAAAAACTGGGTAAAAGCCCTGATTGATGATGTGCTTGCCCGATACATGGATATGGCGGCTTATGAGTTTGTTTGGAAAGAGGAAGAATCGCTTAATCCGAAAGAACAGGCTGAAATCTACGCTATCTACAAAAACGCTGGTATTTTGACTGCTGATGAAATCCGCGCCGAACTGGGCAAGGAGCCATTGCCGGAGCAAGATAATCACGATCCGAATAAGCAAGACGGCCAACAGCCTGAAGAACAGCCGAGCCAAGAGGCTGAAAAGCTGGGAAAGTCGGAAAGCCCGATGAGCGAAGAAGAAGCCGCCGCGCTTATTGGGGCTTATTTGCTGACACGCGTTGACGGATTGGCTGAACAGATTGTCGCGCTGATTAGTGGGGCTGCTGTTGACTGGCAGGCAGATGACCTGCCCGCCGAACTGAATCGAGTAGCCAAAATCATTACCGATGGTTTGGACTTTGGCGACTGGTCGGGCTTGTCTGATGTGGTTGAGCCGATAATCAGACGCGCGGCGGAAGACGGGGCGGTTGCCGCCTTATTGCAGGTTATGCCTGACCCTGCTGTCGGTATGGTTACGAATATTCGCAGCCGTGCCGTCAAATGGGCGCATGACCGCGCCGCCGAAATGGTCGGCATGAAGTGGGTAGGCGGCGAGCTTATCCAAAACCCTGCTGCCGAATGGCAAATCACAGAGGGAACGCGCGAAATGATACGCGGCCAAGTGGTGGAAGCCATGCAAAACGGCGACAGTGTGCAGGAATTGGCAGGCCGTCTGAAAGAATCTCACGCTTTCAGCAATACCCGCGCCCGAACTATTGCCCGAACTGAGACGGCGATGGCGGACGGCATGGGCAACCTGATGGGCTGGGAAGAGACCGGGCTTGTTGCCGGTAAACAGTGGCTGACAGCTGAAGACGACAAAGTGTCAGAGGTTTGCAATACCAATGGGGATATGGGCGTTATTGGGCTACATGAGCATTTTTCGCATGGCGCACTGACGATTCCGGGACACCCGAATTGCAGATGCACGGTTGTCCCTGTTTTGGCAGAGGATATGCCGAAATCTTGATTCCTTTGGGTAAAGTGAGTGTTTGCCGCCTCTTTGTGGGGCGGCTTTTTTTTGGAGCGATGAATGGCGAAGTTGTACGCAGAAATTGCCAAGATGGAGGCGCAGGACGACGGCACTGTCAAAGTTTGGGGTTACGCCTCAAGTGAAGCGGTCGATTCGGACGGCGAAATTATCGCGGCAGAAGCAATGAAAGCGGCTATTCCCGATTACATGAAGTTTGGCGCTGTGCGTGAAATGCACGGTTCAAACGCGGCGGGAACGGCTATTGAGATTAATGTAGAAGACGATGGGCGCACATTCTTTGGCGCGCATATCGTTGACCCTGTTGCCGTGACGAAAGTCAAAACAGGCGTTTACAAAGGCTTTTCAATCGGCGGAAGTGTTACCGCCCGCGATGAATTGAATAAGTCGCAAATTACAGGCTTGAAGCTGACAGAAATCAGCCTTGTTGACCGCCCTGCCAACCCTGACGCGGTGTTTACTTGCTTTAAAGCGGATAAACCCAAAGACGAGGAAGAGGCAACGGATAAAGACGACAAGCCGTCTGACAAATCAGCCGAAGATGAAGACGGCAAGCCTAAAGACGGCGATAAAAAGCCTGAAACCGAAGATAAAGACGACAAGGACGACAAGGACGACGACAAAGAAGATGAAACCGAGAAATCGGCAAGCGTGAATTTGTCCGAATCTGAAATCGCCATCTTGAAAGCAGTCTTGGCTAAAGCTGAGAAGCAGGAAGCGGTAACTAAAGCTGACGGCCCTGTCGATGAAGCGGTAAGTAAATCTGACAAATCAGATGACCTTGCTAAAGCCGAAATGGCAGACGCGTTGGCAAAAGCGCAAGATGCGCTGAAGAAATCGAATGACGCACTTGCCAAAGCACAGGCGGAAATTGAAAGCCTGAAGAAACAGGCAGCGCCGCCGAAAGGTAGTACGAAAGCTATCAGTAAGGCAGAAGATAACGGCGAAGACCCTTTAAAAGGTTTTGAGCCGATTGTAAAGAATGACGGTTCGCTTGATGACGTGGCAACACTCGTTAAGGCAGCACAAACAGGCCGTCTGTAACACCGCTTACAGGCGGTTTTTTTATTATCAGGAGCTATAAATGAACGTGAATCAACTCACACAAGAAACAATTGAGCTGATGAAGTCAGCACAAGCAAACGGCGAGCCGTTGAACAAAGGTTTTACACAGCCGACCAGCTTTACCACTGGTTTGCAAACCTATGACCTGTCCGCGCCGTCTCAAAAACTTTATCCGGTACTGACGCCGTTGCGTAACCGTATCCCACGCGTGGGCGGCGGCCGTACCATCGGCTCAAACTGGAAGGCTATTACCAATATCAACGTAGGTAATCAACGCGCGGGGGTTAGCGAAGGTAAACGCGGCGGGGTTATCAATCACGAACTGGTTGAACGAAACGCGCAATTCCGCGCCATCGGCTTGGAAAACGAAGAAACCTTTGAGGCACATTACGCGGCACGTGGTTTTGAGGACGTTAAAGCGTTGATGGTTGCCCAAACCTTGCAGGCTACTATGATTGCCGAGGAAATGATTTTATTGGGCGGTAACACCAGCCTGAAATCAGGCGTTACACCTACACCGACCGCTGCCGTTTCTGCTGACGCGATGGGTAAAATCAGCGGCAACACCTTGTCTGTAATCTGCGTGGCTTTGGGCTTGCAGGCATATTGGGACGTAGCAGGCGCAAACAACGGCGCAATCGGCCAAAGCTTGAATATCAAAACTGCTCAAGTACCGACCAAAATCACACGTCCAAACGCGGACGGCACGACCGATACAATCAGCGGCGGTTCTGCTCAAAAATCTGCTGCCGCTTCTGTTTCCGGTATTGCGACAGGCAAGAAAGTAACCGCTATGGTTCCAGCCGTTCGCGGCGCGGTTGCCTATGCTTGGTACTGGGGCGCTGCTGGTTCTGAAAAACTTGGCGCAGTTACTACTTCCGCTAAAGTGGATATTCTGGCTGACGCTGAAGGTACTCAAACCGCCGCTTCTTTACCGTCTGAAGACAATTCCACTTCTATCTTGGAATTTGACGGCCTGTTAACCCAAATCGCCATGCCTGATTCCGGCGCGTATTGGGCTGATAACAAAGGCAGCGGCCTGACCTCAGACGGTGCGGGCGGCGTGTATGAGTTTGAAGAAGCGTTTGCGAACTTCTATTCAAAATATCGCCTATCTCCTGACACAATCTACGTCAACGCACGCGATTTGGCCTCTTTGACTAAGCTGATTATCGGCAACGGCGGCGCACCGCTGATTAAGCTGAATGTGGACGTGAACAACACCGCAAACATTAAGGCTGGTGTCGTTGTTGGTTCGTACCTGAACAAAATCACAGGCGACGAATTGAACATCGTGGTACACCCGAACCTGCCTGCCGGTACTTACCTGTTCTACTCAAGCCGTCTGCCTGGCTACGTTCAAGGCGTGGGCAACTTGTTGCAAGTGCGTACACGCCAAGAGTATTACCAAATCGAATGGCCGCTGCGTTCCCGTAAGTATGAATACGGTGTCTATGTGGACGAGTTGTTGCAAGGTATGTTCATGCCTGCCTTTGGTATGATTACCAACGTAGGTTAAGCCTAATCAGGCCGTCTGAATTTCGGGCGGCCTCTTTCTTTTGGAGATTTTGAAATGACTGAAATGGTTAAATTACAAGCCCCTGAAGGCTTTACCGATGTTTCCTTTGGTAGCCAAAGCTACGAAGTGGGCGAAAACGGCGTTGTTGAAGTGCCTGTCGAAGCGGCGCAATTTCTGTATCAGTTCGGCTTTGGCAATGTGGCTGAACAGCCTGCCGAAGCTGAAGAGCCTGAAAAAGGTAAGCGCGGCCGTAAAGCGAAAGCTGAACAACCTGTCGAAGCGGTAGAGCCGGTTGAAGCTGAACAACCTGCCGAAGCTGAAAAGACTGAATAACGATGACCGACCTTTTCCTACTTGATTCGCTCAAGCAACGGTTGGGCGTTACCCATGACAAGCAGGACTCATATTTTCAGACCCTGCTTGATGGCGTATCGGCGGCGGTTGAGGCTTTTATCGGTCGAAAACTGGAGGCGGCGGATTATGTTGAGCGACACAACGGCAACGGCAAGAATCGTCTTGTGCTGGATCAATGGCCTGTCATTTCCGTGTCATCCGTAAAAATCAACGGCCGCGCGGTAGATGACTGGGATTTTGATAACTGGCTGTTGATTCGCCATGCCTGTTTT